TTCAAATATCACATCGTACCTTAATTTTCGCAGTTACAATGGCGAATTTTTATTGTGCAATTGTTATTAAGAAGGAAGTGATATTTCGGGTGTTTCAAGCATCAGGAGTGGATCTTACTACGATTTTTAACAGTATTTGTAATTCAGCAATTAATAGATGCATAATTCGAATAGAAACAGGACGGCCTTTTAAAGAGGTGGCCGATCAGTGGACATATGGAGATGATCTTCTCCTGAATTGCCCCTTAGTTTCAAGAAAAAGAATGTGGGAATTAGCAAAGAAAATGTTTGATCACACGCGGACGGATCCTGATAAAAAGGAAGCGGCGGAAGATACAAGTATATTTAAAGCGTTTTTCTTACAACGAAGATTTGTGCAGGACATGGGAATCATGAAATGTCCGTTAAATATTGAATCGATAACAACAATGTTACAATGGGTGTTTAAGCCGAAATTTCCAACAACATTAGATCAGCAGTTCAGACAGAATTGTACAGTGGCGTTAATGGAATTATCAAGACATCCGAAAGAATTATATGAAAATTATCGGACTGAAATAAATGTTTATTTACAGCCGCGTCCCATATTACTTACATGGGAGGACGCACAGTTAGAAGTTTTCAACAAGTGCTTGTTTCAAGTATAAGCACATGTGGTCGGCACATAAACACCGAGGGGAGATATCCTACTAAATATATAGCTACGCTTAGGCCTAGCGATCCAATACTTAATTCGTAAGTGGGAATTTGAAGTTACCTTATGGTATCCCATGTATCGGAGATTGGAAAATCTTCAAATTTATATATCCCGAGGTATAAGCCGCCGGAGGAGTTTTTGATTGGCCTGCACTTACAACCGTAAATGTAATGACTAACGAGTCAGCGTTGGTGGAAGGGGGAACACCCATAACAACATCCGTTACTGGACTGACACAATTTAAAGAGCAAACCGCTCAAACAGATATAGACGATTGTCAATTATTTGGAACACGCATTTGGAGTAACCCATTTGCAACAAGGACACCAGATTTCTTGAAGAGATCATATTTGATAGCCAGTATTACTTGGACATCAGCATCCACTATTACGTGGATACCACTGATAGGCGCGTTGTCGCAAACAACGGCGGCATTAGCAGTGTGGAAACTGTACGCATTAGCGCGCTGTTGTTTCAAAATAGATTTCAAGTTAACCTCCAGTATTTACCATCAGGGTAGTGCAGTAGTAGGTTGGCTTCCATGCATTAATACAACAACAGTGCCACAAACACTGCAGCAATGTACAGGATATCATGCTACAATAATTTCAGCAGCGAAACAGGACAGCGTTTCAATGTTGATACCATTTTGTAGCCCAGAAGATTGGTTTCCAACAAGTGGATTTACCTCCACAAGCAATGAACATGCATCAGTATTCTTTAGGCCATTGAATACATTATTGACAACGACAACATCGATAGCAGCATCAATTCCCGTAGAAATATGGGCATCAATTGAAGAATGTGATTTATCGGGAGCGAAGTCGCAAATGGCAAAGAAGAATGCAGAAGCAGCAGCGAAAGAGCAAAAAGGTAAGGATGAA